GCCATGAATTAAATGGACTTCGGCTGGTATTCTTGCGCTCATTACAGACACCCCCCTTTCAAAACCCCTTTTGTGAAAGATTGGGTTCGCGCTTGCTCGTTTAAGACCCCCAAAAACATTAAGTTATTCAATAAGTTATCTCTGTTACTTAATTTCATTTATAGCCCCTTGCCCTAACTCGCCCGCTAATGCTGCGTATCCACACATATCTATTGCATTATCAACATGAGATGGATTGTGTTTGTATCTAGCTATCTTGAGTAGTGTCATTAGTATTGCAACATCTTGAGGTGTGATTGGATGATTGAGGTAAGCTGACCATAGTCTTCCTATGTTAGCAAAGTTATCCTCTGCTTGTCCATGAGTAGTCTGCCTGTCTTTACATATATATTCATTAGCAATCTTTAGTATCTCTGTCTTATCCATGTCTTATCCTATGTCATCAGTAGTTTATGTTCTGTTTGCCTTCTTAACTGTAATCCTTTAAGTATCTTACCACCTGCCCTACAATACCTCAATAGCGATTCACCTGCCATAGTCTTATCACCGCGTAACAAAGCAGAGCGAACAGTAGAGCGTTGTAGTGCGCCAAGTCCAAGGTTAAAAGAGAATGATATGAGCGCATCGTAAGTTCCTTGAGTGAATCTATAAGACACAGGGAATAGCAGAGCAACTCCTCTTTCAAATCGTGCAAGGTCTTTGCGTAATAACTCATCTACTTCTCTTTCTGTGAAAGTTTTGTTGTAACTGTCAGGGAGTTGTTTACCATTACCAATGAGGTGTCCGATACCAATTGTCCACAACCCAGCAGCACACTTGTAAGGCTTATAACGCACACCTTCAAAATGTTTGATAAGCTTAATACCATTCTCTGATATACGCATTATCTTTTACTAAATGCTTGACTGCCAAACCAAAAGCCAATAATAGATGTAAGTATTGCTTCTTCGGTTTCGCTAAATACTGCATTTAAAGCAGTAGCAAAATCAACACCTGATTTAATAGCCCATACTAATCCAGCAATATCAACAAATAATAATAGAAATACAAACAGATAAGTAACAACAGGGCGAACAGTTGATCTTAAATTAATAATCCATTTAGATGCGCCTTTAGACATTTCATTGTCATTCTGATATAGAGCAACCTTTTCATCAGCAAACGCTTGAGCTTGCAATCCTTCAAGATGTAAAGCTTCAACCTTTTCTTGACTAGCAAATCCTTTTTCTGCCATTGCTAATTGTTGTTGATTCATTATTGCTAACATTTCGCGCTCATGGCTTTGATCACCTTTAGCCTTAAAAAAATCTAGTAAGCTTGGTAAACCTGAAGTAGCAAATCCTAATATGCCTGATAATATACTAAACATTATTTTCCCTTTCTTTGCATGTCATGTTCTTCAAGTATGCGAATACGCACATTGAGTTCACCCATTTGAGTTCTAATTTCTTCTTTAAGTTTTGCTCTTGCTTCCGCAGATATAGGACTATCAGTTGGCACACCTTGAGCAGTTATAAGTGCAGGCATCTTTGATTTAATATCTATGAGATCGGCTTGCATACCTGATAGCGATGAAAGCATCCATGCAATAGCTGAAATAATTACAGGAAACATCATACTGGTTAATTTAGACAAATCCATTTAAAACTCCTTTATATCAAATTTATACATATCACAAATTCTTTTAGCTATCTTATTAAACTTGGATTCATGCTGATCAAAGTCATGGTGATTGCTTTTATATAATGCAACATGAATACACTCGTGCATCATGGTTTGGAATATATGATCCCAAGTGTCGCACATTTTATCAATCTCTATACGCATTGGTTCTGTATGAAAATAACCAAACACTTCATTAGTATTTATTACGCTAAAACTAATCTTATGCGGTTGGGGCATCGGGTATTCATTAAACGGCGGTAATGATGCACATAGCCTGTAAATCTTACGCAAATTTTGCTTGGTCAGCAATTTGTTTGGCATAATCTGTGTCATTGTATTCAACGATCCCATTAGGTGAGTAGTAAAGATAAATGCCCTTGTTTTCTTCTTGAGTTTTTAGTGTGTGATGGGTCGCACACAAACTTTGAAACAGATTGCTTCTAAACTTATTCTGATCTTGCCTGTGAGGAAATACATGGTCTATATGAAGCGCTTGAACCACTTTTCCATCAAGTAAACATGCAGAACATAATGGATTCTTACTTAACTGAATAACTCTTTGCTTCTTCCAAAAGGCAGTTGAATATAATTTACTATTCTCTTTGCCTTTTTCTGTTATAGCCCCACCATGATCATTGCAAAAGGTGGATCGGCTAGTCTTTGGATTGCTACAACCTAATTCCCGACATTTATTATTAACGGGAGCGTAAGGCATTAATCTAAAAATGTAAGCTTATAAATAGTTGAATCTAGTAATGACATTAAATTATCAACAGTATTTTGAATAGAACTGTAATCACCTACTACGGCTCTATTTTCTACTAGAAAATCTCTTACTGCCATAACCTCTGTTAGTGCATCAGGATTAGGTGCTTGATAAGTGTTAGGGTATTCAATAATCTCTTGATATGCGCCTTGCCATTCTTCAATAATTGCATCAACAAGATCAGGCAATGCTTCATAATACTTTTGCAAAGCTTTGTGTTCGGAATAAGATTTAGTCTGTAAATGTAAGATATGACCATTGGTTGATGCGTGAAGAAGCTTTAGTAAAAACTCGCCAACAGTTACTTGTGGCACTTGAGTTATAGCTTCATTAATTGAATATACTTTTTTCATAAGATTACCTATTCATAAAATAAATGGCAATAATCATAACGATAACGCCGAATAATAATTCTATCATAATTTAGTCCTGATTAACTTGATTGTTTCTTGCAAAAGCTCAACTTCCGATCCAAACTTTCTTTCAAATTCTTTTTGCCCTGAATGTAAGGCTATACCATAACCGCCATTTTGATGATGATTTGGACAAAGCGGAATTGCCAAACTCCAATGACTTTTTTGTCCAATGCCAGCTCCATGTCTAATATGATGAATATGAGGTGCTGAATAACCCCATCCTTCTTTAATACACACTATACATCCTAATTGTGACAGTTTATCGTAATGCTTTTTTTCGTCTTTAGTCATAGTTTTTTAAATATAGATAATGGAATATAAACCATAGGCTCTATATCTTGAGTGTCGCCACGATCATAACGACCATTAAACCCATACTTATTATCTAAAACCATATCGCTAGTATATTTGCCATAATAAATACCATCCATAAATTTTACTACAAGAATAAAAGGAACATTTACTTCTTTTGAAAGCTCTTTTGCTTTTAACCATTTATTTAATGAGATCATATAAGTAGGAAATCGACCAAATTCTAATTTTTCCCTATGTTTAATCTCAACAAAAGCTAATGGTTCGTTATTTCTTAAAGCAATCCAATCTATATGATACGCAATAGGCATTTTTTTAAGCTTACAATGCCATTTATCTTCTAAAACAGATTGAATAACAATTTCTTTTTTTAAATCTTCTTGAGTTTCGTAAATAGGTCTATTCGTCATTTGACCAACCTAATTGTGCAAAATATGATTCAATTTGCTGAATATATAAACTGAAGTCCTCAACTGACAAATCTGTGGTTGATCTAACATAAGGGACTTGCACTTCATTAATTGTTTTTTGTTCGGTGAGAAATAAATGCCCACACAAAAGATGGACTTCAATTGGTAAATAGCCTGTAAAGTTACTTATGCTTTTATACAATCTGCCCCAAAGAAACTTATTGGCTTCAATAGACCTCTTATCACCACTAGCTTTTTCTTTTATCGTAACTTGCGGTGTCTTTCCTAGTTTGATTAATTCTTCCAAATAAATCATCAATTGGTGAATGTTTTGCGGATTCACTATCCAATCTCTCTGCTTCATCTTTTAGCACCTTTGCGTCATCGTGTATTTTTATCATCTTATTTCCATCCCATAATACAAATCTATTTGCGCCATCGGCAAGCATGTATCGAGATATATAAAAGTTATTGCGTTCAATGCAATATTTACTAACCTTGCTCCACTTGTTTTGTGTCATTTGCATTTATTAACTCCATATCATAATTATTAATTCTATTTGGAATCATAATGTTTTCTTTTAAAATTAATTTATTTTTTTTAAAAGGTTTGTAATCAACATGATGATGCCACCTATTAAAGCGCCAAGCTACTCTTGCCACATCAGGGTGCATGTCTTGTAACATTTTAGATTTATTCATAGTGCCTTCGCCCTCATAAAATTCTTCAGTGTTTCCACCTTTAATTTTTTGAGTAGCCATTTTGCCTTGAAGCAAAGCATTAAATTGCACTGTGCAATAGCCATCTTTTAATACTCTTAAAGATAAATCAGTGTCTTCATTGTAACGACCACGCCATCTATAAGGTATATCGTTTTTTATCAGTAAACAACTATAAATTCTAGTATTAATTAAAAATGGCGGTCTAGCTTCATGTGAATGACAAAAATTAGCATAATTAAGACCGCCAATTGCAATGTTTGTATATCTTAAAATAAAATCTTCACACGCATAGAAATAAGTGCCATCGTTGCAATTTATTTTCATGTTTTTATTAAAGCGTTCAAAGCTTTCTATGTTGTCATCCATAACCCAATGCCAAGCAAAACCATTTTTTATGGAATGATCCCATGCAAAATTTCTTGCAGGTCCTGGTCCTGTTCTAGTATCTTGATCTTTCCAAAAAGTATCATATTCAATTTTGTATTTTTCAGGAAGTATAATAACTTTATCTTTACCAACCAAATTACAGTATTCTTTGTATTCCTGTTCTTCAACAATTATGTAAAAAGGAACATTCATTTTTATTAATGTTGCGCTTGTAGGGTTTTTTCTAAATCTTCCCTTGCTTACTATGTAAATAGGAAATCTAGGGTTTTTAGAACTTTTAACCCTATATCTATATTTACTAGCTTTTTCTTTTAATGGATACCAAGCTTGTTTTTTTGTTTTAGTTTGGCTTCCATCAAATAGCTTTTCGCCATCATAAATATATTTTTTTGCTTTTTCTTTAAATTCTTCATAGTCATTTAAATTTCTAAATTTAAAAGTAGCAGTTATTTCGGCTTCAGGCTCATTAATATTAATATATTCAGGCATATCAACCCAATGATCGTAAGCCGTATTGTTTTCTATTGGTTGAGATACATC